CACTCCACCTAAAACTGTTCCCATAGCACCAACTTTTAATGTATCTCCAAGAGTTACATCAGCTGCTTTTTTAGTTAGTAATTCTTTAAGACCTAGTTCTGGAAGACCACCAGATAAAAAACCTCTCATACCAAGTGCTCCTCCCGGTAAACCAAAAGCTCCTACACCTAATAATGCAGCTTTACCTAAATCTGATTTTAAAAATTTACCAATGCCTTTAGTAACACCCTTAACAGCTTTTTTAAGACCACCTAATAGTGCTCCTTGTCTAGGTGCAACTTGCATAATTCCACCTCCCATTCTTAGCTGTCGTTCCATTAATGATCTAGATATTGGCATAATCTCCTATCTTATTTTGTTTTACCAAATAAATCAAGACTAGGCATAATGACTTTTACATCTCTTCTGATGTCTTTTTCAGGCACTCCTTCTGCCTTCCATTCCTCATCATTCTTATACACCTTACCTGTCTTTAAATTACTAATTGTTTCTATTATCTTCTCTGGTTTTATCTCTATCATTACGTTACTACCTCTCTAGGTTTTACCTCTAATATTGATGCTACTACATGTAACTCGTTAGCATCAGCAGCTTGTGCTTTTAAAGCTTCACTTTCTTTTAATACTAAAGGTTGAGTTAATAATTCTACCGTTGTGTTTGATCCAACAGCTTTAGCTTTAAACAAACTAAATATGGTCCCTGATGCATCAACCAAGGTTACATCAATTGTAGTTCCCGATCCTGCATCTTCTGATACTAATATAGATTTTATAACAGCAGTTGTTGCAGATGGCGCTGTATACACAGTAGTTAAGTTTGTAGTAGTCAAATCTGACTTTGCATTTAAAAAAGTATTTGCCATTAATTTAAAAAGAAGTTTTGTGCTTCTACTTCGTCTTTTAGATCTTGTTGAAACGTTGTGTTTAATTTTTCTATTACAGCATCTAAATCTCTAACTTGTGCGTCAGCAACTTGTTGAGAATATTCTTTACTAGGTCTTGTTAATACTTGTACTATTTTTGCCATTATAATAAACCTGTATTTGGATCTTCTCTATAACTACTGCTTACCCTATCTCCAATATTACCACCACTGGTGCTAATATTTCGTGGTCCATCATCTCTATCTCTTCCTCCTCCACCACCGATGTTCATTCCACTAAAATCAATTTTCTTAATTGTCTCTATATTTTTCTTCACATCCACACCTCTGTCTCTATCTCTATCTTCATTTCTCTTTGTTATTTTATCTTGAGTAATTATATCAGCTATATTTTTTCTTTTATTAAATAAATTTTGAGATTGATTAAATAAATCTAATTTATTAATTAAAGTAGTTGGTTTACCAGTAAATGGATCTATTGGTACATCACCTTCATATTCTCCAGCTATAGCTGCTTCTATTTCTTCATCCGTCATTCCATATTTTTCTTTTAATGTTTTAGCAACTCTTTGTCTTCTTTTATCAAAAGTCTTATCTGTTATTTTAGCTGCGTTATATCCAGCCATAATACCTTCAGGTGTGTTGTAATCAGTTGCTACAATTCTTCCAATATCATCTAATGCAAAACCACCACCTAACAATTGATTCTCTAATATTGCTCTTCTGTTAGGACCAAGGATTCCTTCAATACCTTTCACGATTTGTTGACCTGGTATTAATTTTGATAATAAAGATCTAATACCAGTAGGAGGAGAAATATAATCACCTGCTTCAGGTAAATCCTCTCCTGTAAATTTAAAAGGAAATCTATAATCTTTTATTGTTCTTGTTCTAGTTGGATCTGGATTGTAAACACTAAAACTATCTCCACCGCCACCGCCACTCACTGGTTGTAATAATTGTGGAGTGATACCAGGTACAGTTTCTTCAACTGTATCTTCTTCAACCGGTGTGTCAGCTCTAGGTTGAAATATACCAGAAATATCTGGTAATGGTTGAGCTAAATATCGTCTTGCTAATTCTGCTAAAGTTGCCATTATCTTCTTCCATCCGGTTGTATATCTAATCTAAACGTGCCTAGTTTCCAGCTTTGAGAAGCAGCTGTATTTGCTATCTTCAAAGACATGGCTCTAGCTCTTGCACGAGTGTCTACTTTACTAGTAGATGAGCTAATTGTAAAGGGTCCTAATGACGAACTTGCATAGCTATCATTTGGATAATTACGTAATTGTAGAGTTATCTGTGTATTTCCTGTTTGTGATATAAAGTCAGGCACAAATCTTCTAATCTTCATAATAAATTCACCATCTCCTCTAAAACTAGCAAGACCTGTTGATCCACCCAGTGCAGATCTTTGTGCTGTAATATCAAAATCACCAGACTCAATACTAGATGTAACAGCGTTAACCCCTGTTGCTAATGCTTCGTCCGTTCCTTTTTCATGTTCAAAATATGTTGTACATCCATCTGTATTACCAACTACATCGTAAGAAGCATTGCTATCTGCATCATAAAAAGTTGCATGTGGTAAACCAAACACTGATGAGTCTTGCCATGTTCCTCGAGCTAGTGTCCCTGTAGTCCATACAGGTCTCTGTGGAGTAGAATCGAAATAATTATATGTTACACATCTATTTATAATTGTAGAACTTTCTGTGCAATAAAACCAGGTTATTTCACCAAACAGATTATTTAGACCTACGTTGATTAATTGACTTGCAGTCGTATTCAAATCATTAAATACAAAGTCTTCTACTAAGCAAGTCATTGATTCAAGATTACCAGAATATTTAAAAAAACCATTTTCTGAAAACCAATAAGCTGCACCATCAACTTCAATTGCAGCGTTCTGTCCAATTAATCCACAGTTTGTACCAACTTGTGCAAAACCAAAAGTAAAAGGTGCACCGATAAAACGCATTGTAAATAATGATGTATCTGACCAAATATACATTGCATCCCTACCTCTAACAGCTCCTACAATTCTAGAACCATCAGATAATCTTTGTGTGCCTGCTGTATTGGTTGCCGTAGGTGTATAAGTATTAATATCCTCTTGATCTGAAAATCTTATAAACATTTCATCTTGTGTTGATGAATCTCCAATAGTTGTTTCTGTTCCAAAAAATACTAAGTGACGATCGGGTGTAGATACTAACATATCTCTTGATGCAGTTGGTGCACCCGATATAATAGTTGCTCTATTTGTTACAGCATTAGCTGCGTTTGAATCCCATTCAAATACTTGTGCATTATGTATTAGTGCAATAATTTTGTCACCAAAATTATCAATGCTCCATAAACCTGGGTCAATAACTAA